TCATGTCGTCTGCACGCTCGGTGAGCACGGCCTTGAAGACATACTTCAGCATCGCTTCTGCCAGGCCCGCAACATCATTGAGATCGGCGAAGGCCACTTCTGGCTCCAGCATCCAGAATTCTGCCAGGTGGCGGCTGGTGTTGGAGTTTTCAGCACGGAAGGTCGGGCCGAAAGTGTAGATCTTAGACAGCGCACAGGCGTAGGTTTCGCCGTTCAGCTGGCCAGACACGGTCAGGAAGGCCTCTTTACCAAAGAAATCTTTGTCGTAATCCACTTTGCCTTCTGGCGTGCGCGGCAGGTTTTCCATATCCAGCGTGGAGACGCGGAACATCTCGCCTGCGCCTTCGGTATCAGAGGCGGTGATAAGCGGCGTGGAGACCCAGAAGAAACCCTGCTCGTCGAAGAAGCGGTGCAGCGCCTGTGCAAGCGTATGACGAACGCGGGCCACGGCACCAATCATGTTGGTACGCGGGCGCAGGTGAGCCACTTCGCGCAGATACTCGATGCTGTGGCGTTTTGCCGCCATCGGGTAGGTATCTGGATCTTCAACCCAGCCGGTCACTTCAATGGAGGTGGCCTGCAGTTCATAGCTCTGACCCTGGCCCTGAGAAGCCACGATTTTACCGGTGACGACAACGGAGCAACCCGTGGTCAGACGCAGCACTTCCTGATTGTAATTGGGCAGAGAATTATTAATTACGGCCTGTACAGGATCAAAGCAGGAACCGTCATAGACGGCGAGGAATGAAAAGCCAGCTTTTGAATCTCGGCGGGTACGCACCCATCCGCGCACGGTGACTTCGCTGTCAACGGCTACGCGGCCCTGGAGTACGTCGGCTACAGGCACAACGCTCATAATAGTCTCTCTATGTTGTCCAAAAATAAAATCTGTATCCCCCTAAACAGGGGGATATCTATGTTACCTGGCATCCGCCATCAGACAAGCAGATTTCGCAATCATAAGAGAAGAAATAGGAAATAAATAAGAGAAGGGAGCGCGGCAGGCTCCCCGAAGAGATTAGCTGGCGATTTTTACCTGAGGCAGGTCGAACGCTTTGCGCAGTGCCCGCACGAAGGCTTTGTCATGACAAATGGTTTTGCCCGGGCTGTCGGAGAGCTTCGCCACCGGCTTGCCGTTACATTCCACCAGCTTAATCACGATATTCAGCGGTTTTACCTGCGGAATATCGCAGGTCAGACGGGTGCCGATCCCAAAGGCCAGATTTACGCGCGAGGAGAAGTGTCGGTACAAGCCTACCGCTTTTGGCAGGTCGAGATTATCTGAGAAGACCAGCACTTTGCTCATCGGGTCGATGCCCAGCTTTTGATAATGGGCAATCGCTTTCTCACCCCACTCCAGCGGATCCCCGGAGTCATGGCGCAGCCCCTGATAGGCGTTGGCGAACTCAGGCCCGAAATCACGCAGGAAGGCGTCCATGGTAATACAGTCGGTTAAGGCGATGCCGAGCTGCGCCGGATACTCTGTAAGCCAGGCGGCCAGCGCCGCACGCTGGCTGGTCGCCAGCTCCGGACTGATCTGCTGATGCGCCTGGAACCACTCGTGCGCCTGGGTGCCCATTGGGGTCAGGTTCAGACGGCGGGCCAGATCGTAATTGCTGGTGCCGACAAACCACGGCTCCTGCTGCAAACGCTCGACAATGGCCTGTTGCACCTCGCGGGAGAAACGGCGACGGGTGCCAAAATCCATCAGACGGAAACGCGACATATCCAGCGAGTCGGTCAGCCGGGCAAAATCAACCAGCTTCTGTTCCAGCGTCGTCAGAGCCAGCTCAACGCTCGCCTCCGGTGAACGGAAGCGGTGCACCAGCTCGCTGATCACCGCCAGCAGGGGCACTTCCCACATGATCACTTCCCGCCACGGACCTTCAAGGCGAATATGTAGCTTGCCATTATCGTTGCTGATGTTGACCTGTTTCGGGTCGTAGCGGAAATTGCGCAGCCACTGAAGGTAATCTTCTTTAAAGAAGGGCAGGCTGGAAAGCCACTGGAATTCATCATCCTGCAGACGAAGATGCTGCATTGCGTCGACTTGCTCACGGATGGCGTCAGCATAGATCCCCAGCAAATCGTCACCACGGCAGCGGAATTCAGCCGCGACCTGTACGTCGTGGTATTGGTGGAAAACGGCTTGCTGCATATGCAGTTTGTACGCGTCGGTATCCAGCAGCGTATGCAGAACAGGAGAAGCGAATTGAGTCATAGGTGCGCAGTAGCATCCTCTCACGGGAGCGTTTAGTACAATAAACGACTAATGAAACCGCTGGAGTATACCTTGTTTAGCGATTTATTGAACCCCGATCACACCATAAGCCTGGTTCAGGGTCGAGAGCATTTCGTGCCGCGTGTTATAAAAATGTAGCAGTTGTGCTATTAACTGCCTGTTTTATATGATTTCTACACCGTTGCAGGTAGTGCATGGGGCATGGATGGGGCAAAACGTGAAAGCGCCTGGTTGAGAATTGAGACCTGTTCGGCGTTCTTCTCTGACATCCACTTGCCGTAAACCTTATAAACCATCTGTGCGTCTGCATGGCCCATCTGCGTTGCTATAAAGTTTGGGTTCGCACCGGCAGACAAAGACCAGCACGCGTAGGTGTGTCTTGACTGATAGGCGTTGCGGTAGCGTATCCCCGCGCGCTTGATGACAGCAGCCCAAATTTTATTAATGGAGTTAACCGGGTAGTGGTATCCTGTTTTGGCGCCACGCTTGATACACTGCGGGCTGAAAACGAACGTGCAAGGGTGCATGACTGACTGGCCATATTCCCGTAATTGCACCTCGATTTCATACTGCTTACCAAGCCGCGTCAGCTGGGCCTGACTTTTAAGGGCGTCTATAGCTGGTTGAATGAGAAAAATCACCCTGTCTGTGCCTGCCTCGGTTTTAGGCAGGGTGAACTCATTCGTTTGAGTGTGGTTACGCCTGACTGTCAGCGTACCAGCCTTCAAATCTATATCTTCCCACGCCAGGCCACATAACTCCCCGTGCCTCATTCCGGTATAGACTGCCAGCGACCACAGGTTTCTCATCTGTACGTGCCGACAAGCCTCGATAAACCTGATGAACTCATCTGTGCTGAGTGGATCAGGCTCTCCCTTAGCCTTCTTGAGACGGTTAATTCCATTAAACGGATTTTCGGTGGTGTAGCCGTTATCAGCAGCAAACTGAAAAACTTCAGCCATCAACATCATGTAATTATTCACCGTGGAAGACTTCCTTCCTTGTACTGCAGTTTGGTGATCCTTCTTCATTACATGGTAACCCGTCAGCAACTCCTTCCTTACGTAAAGCAGATCCTCAGTAGTAACAGCCGATACCAGTTTTCTCCCGCCAATACGCGGAAGCATATTTTTGATAATCGACTCATACCTGCTCATGGTGTTGGAGCTGATTTCCATTCTCTTCAGCTCAGCCCACCTGGAAGCAAGTTCCTTTACTGTGATCTCCTTTGAGTTCTCGCCGAACAGACTAAGGTTCGGTGAGTTCGGGAACTTCTCAGCATAATCGAAGCTCCCTATCCGTATCGCAAAGCAAACCGAGGTACGCAACTCTCCGGCGAGCTTGCGATTTTTGGCAGTATCAGGGATACCGAGGTTTTCCCTGACTCGCTTGCCTTTATATACGAACCATACGCGGAGCGAACCGCCATGGTTTTCGACGCCCGTTGGGTATGATGTGACAGCCATTAATCCCTCCTGACGTCCAGGAGCATTGTCGAGTGTACTTCTTTTCATGCTTTTTGAGCACCAGGCTGATTTTTTTTCTGCGCCTCGATCCAGTGATCAACGGCTTTCCTGTTATACATGCACTCGCTCGATGGCTTCGGGTTGCCGTCAGGAGAGACGTGCAAATATTCGCGCCCGAGGAGCCAGGATTCTTTACGTGCCCGGGTGATGGTTCCGGGCTTAAGCCCGGTGACCGCGATCAGCACCTTTTCGCTTACCCAATCATTCGGGACCAGCAAAACGACATCGGCAGTATCACGCATTAGTACCCTCCATTTTCTTCTCGACGCAGTTTTCCCAACCACCGCAGCTGTTGACCATTTCTCCCAACCTCGAGAAACACGCGTTCATCCAGCGCAACCCGCGGGGCGTTAGTGATGGCACGGTTCCCCAGTCAATGAAGTCCGAATTTTTTCGACCCATATAGCGGATAAGGTCAAGCATGTTGATGTAATGCGCGCGGCGGCGATCTAAATCCCAGCTCTTTTCTTCCAGATACGAGTCGATAAAACCCCGCAGCGCTGGCTGGTCTAGCGAAATATCACCGTACTGGTGGCGATATACCGGGCGACGGTGCAGGCTGACCAGATGGAACAGGTAGGCATCACATACCCATGTCAGCGCCTGCTGGTGGGCTTCCTCCAGTGAGCCAGCGGGATACCAGAATTGCTTATTCATACTAGCGCCCCTCCGGGGTATAAATCGCTTTATCGTGGAGGTACGCGCCATTCCAGGTCTTTTTCATTGGCAGCTCACCTTTCATGTACAGCTGATACAGGCGGTGGCAGCCTTTCTCCAGCAGCACTGGCGTAAACTTCGTGAAAGCATCCTTGCCGTGCGGGGTTATCTGCGTCTGGTCTTCCGTCAGATATTTGTCGCGGGCATATGAGGCGACGCGCCAGCGTGGGTCTTTTTCTGGATCGCGCTGCTCGTTGAAAACCCAGTCACGCTCGGACGCCCACCACATCATTTTGTTGATGTTGACGCCGTTCAGCGCCTTGCAGAATGCCGGGATCGTCATGCCTTTGGTGAAGTGCTTCTCCAGACTCTCGACGGTGGCGCTGAGCGTTTTGTTTTCCAGCGCAGCGGCTTCGGCTCGTTCTTCGGCCTCGATAACCATCAGCGCCAGCTCTTTACGGCTGACTGGCAGGGGAATTGCGTCACGCTGTGTGAAGTAAAACTCCACCAGGTCTTCGTGGTAACCCCATGCCTGATCCGTCTCCAGCATTTTCGCGTGGTTGGCCGCGCCGCGTTCTGTCCAGAGAGTGAGCGAGCGAGCCTTTGACGAAATTTGCACACCTCTAAATGAGTTGCGCAAAATTTCGACATCTTCCCCAGATAGTTTGAAGTAATGTTTACCTTCAACGAACCGGGATTTGTTGCGGTTGAAGTTGTTGGTGATCATCTGCTCGGTTGCGCCATATCCTGCCGCCAGCTGTTCAGTGGTCACAACTCGCTGACCGCGATACTCGATAATCAGCAGGTCACGGGCCGCTACTGGTGCTAATTCTGCTTTCATTGCCATCATCATTGCTCCTTAATGCAAAACGTGGTTGGCTGGCATTTTTTTACCGGTGCGCAACTGGGCAGCGAGATCTACAAATATCTCGTCGAGAAACACTGCGAACCACGAATGACCGACTTCTTTCAGGCGCTGATCGTTGGCGTAGTAGAACTGGTAAACAGCCAGATAGCGTTCCTTAGGCTTGTGCTCGATCAGTGCGCATTCCACATGCTTAATCAGCAGATTTTCAATAAGTTCCCGGGTTAAGCCGAAAGTAAACTCCTCGGTTTTAAACTGGTATTGCCCGTCACGGAGTCCCCAGCGGTTTTCGCAGCTGATGAGATAAAGCAGGGCGACCGTACCGCGCATGGACTGGACGACGGTTTGAGCCCACTCATGCTGTTCTTCTAAAGTAAGGGAGCCTTTGCCATAGCGGTTTTCGTCAAGCATCCAACCAGGAATCGTTACGTCGGATTGCTTCTGGATTTCCTTCAGGCGAGCAACAAGTTGTTTCACGTTTTCTTTATCATGGTCAGTCATCTGTCTTTCTCCCGGTTATAGGTCTCATGGCTCATTACTTCCCAGTTCTTGCCGCCATCGCGGGATAGTAGCCGCCAGCGGTGATTTACCTTCAGGCTCAGATTCCCGGTGCCGATCATGCGACAGGGGTGAATCCTCCTCGCTCTGAACTGGCGCAGGACGTGAGCCGCTTTGAGGTGAACCCACTCAGGAATTCGAATTGCAGTCAGCGTCACTTTTCACCTCCGCGAGCCGCAGCTCCATGTCGCGAGCCATTTCAATAAACGTGTCCAAAGCGCAAATGTGCTCGTCGGGAGATAGCCGCCGATCACACTTCACCTGCCCGTTTTCGATGTAGAGAACGACGCGGCCAGTGAAGTTAGGCAGAACATGCAGATCGATATTCAGAACCGGGCGGCAACCCGGGTTAACGTTTTGCTGACTTAACATGCTGACCCTCCGATAATGCTGGTTTGTGCTTTTTGGCAAAATCCACCAGCTCCTTAATGAGATCGTCGATTAACTCTTTACCGCTTTCAGTCAGAAACTCACCGCGGCCGTTCACGTCTACCGCGCTGCTATAAATTCCCCTGACCGCCTTAATCCCTTCGATATTCCCGAACTCGCCCACGGCCTGTTTTTCAAATCGGCTCAACAGGCCATCGAGAAGAATCTCTGTTAATTCGATTGTTTTTATTTCGCCTTTGGGCTGATTAATAATGATGCAATTGCTACCTGTTTTACGCAGATGGCGGAGTAATGCTGCTTTAAGAATTCGACGCCGATATGTTTCGATTAATTTATCCATCTAAATAATCCTTCTTTGCGCGTCTTCATTCGCCAGTACAATTTTCTCCTCTGTTTCGGTCCAGGAATAAACAGAGCCAGCGAGTTCATAAGCCAGACCTAAAAGGCCATCAAGCTGGTAGCAATCGAAATCCTTATGATGGGCGTGGATAGTTTGCATAAGGAAGTTGAGCTGTTCTGCTTTGATATTCAGTGTCTGAATATCTTGGCGTTGTTGAATGGACATAATTTATCTCCCATATGCTTTCTTTAGAAAGAGATTGGCGATGTGCCAATATCCGGCGCTGCGCATTAACTGCGCTGTTTTATAAGCAGCTTTATTTACCATGATGAAAACCCATTAAAAGGATGTAATATTCCCCAGCGATTAAGCTGTATTTATTTCAGATTAATTTAACGGTGTATTTATTTCTTTTTGTCTTTAACAGCCTGCTCTTCAATCAACCAGGCACATACATCACCTGTGAGTCTGCGCAGTAGCGAGGCAATAGCGATAATTTCGATATCACGCATGCGATCTGGATAAGACTCCATCATTCGACAAATAATTTCCGCTTGATGCGCTCGCTCAGCTGCCTGCTCTAATGAAAGTTCATGCGCCATGATTCCCATCCTTTAACCCAGAAAGATATGAAGCTGCATGAGATATTTTATTTGTCGCAACGCCGAGTTCAGCAAGATCAGCGATAACGCAGGTGAGACTGAGGATTTTGTCTCTATTAATTACTTTCTCTTCTGACAAACTAAAAATACTTAAACTGAGATGATTTATTGCTTCAAAGATTGAAGTCGTTTTGGTATCGCAATCAGATGCAATATCTCCGTAATGAATATGAGAGCAATCTTTACTGAATCGAAAATCTTCGATATCAACTAATTGGTAAAACTTTTTAGTAGTTGGCTCGCTGGTCATTTAGTTAACTCCGTTGTATGCCGATGAAATAAGCATACGATCACCAAATTTGTCTGTCAAACATAATTATGTGTGATAAACATATTTAGGGTATAACCAACTGTTTTCCTGACTTTAAAAGATATGTTTCAAAAGCAAAAAAAAAGAGCCGGAAGGCTCTTTAGTATGTGCGGGGATGATGGGTTACGCGTGGCGTCGGAACTGTTGTGATTGGCTTAAAAGTACCTTGCCGCAAACATGAAGCATGTCCATCTCTTCATCAGTGATCTGCCATTCTCTGTACAGTGGGTTATCTGAAAGCACATGAAGTTGAGTCTTGATTTTCTGAAGGCGCTTAACAAATAGATCGCCACTAAAATCAAAAACGTATATGCCGTCACCATCGAAATGGTTCACACCAACGTCAACAAAAATGAGATCACCAGGCTCGATTGTGCCCTGCATGCTATCGCCGCGAACGTTAATGAGCTTGACCTGATTTGCGGGCCTGTGGCCAAAGAGATTTCTCGCCTCTTCGGTAACGTACTCTATCGAACTAATAACTTCGATGAAGTCACGGGTAGAGTTGCCATTGCCTGCACTTGCAGAAACGTCCATCACATCAACTCGATACACGTCCCTTCTCCTTTCCGGTGAAAGTGAATTGATACTGTATGTATCTACAGTATCTTTTTTATCTTGGAAAGAGAATAGTTCAGAGAGTGGAACTTCTAACGCCTCGGCAATCTTTTTGAGGCTGGCTTCACTGTAGCCCTGCATGCCTCTTTCAAGCCGAGAAATGTTGCCGACATCCCAGTCAGTCAGGGACGCCAGCTGGTTTATAGTCATTTTTTTTGCTTTTCGCAGCTCTCTAATGCGTTGCCCTACGTTCATCGAAGCACCCCCGCCAAATGTTATTTAATTTGTATTTTATACATAATTTTGCAACTCACACAACTCAACTTGCATAATATGTTTATCACGCATAATATGTCTAAAACACATATGGAGTTATGCGCATGTTTACTACACCGCTACGCAAAGCTCGCCTCAAAGCAAAGATGACCATTCAGGAGGTTGCATCATTCATTAAGTGCGACCCCGGTAATCTTAGTCGAATGGAGCGAGGTATACAGAGGCCTTCTCCGGAAGTTGCTGAGAAGCTGGCCAAATTGTTCAGCGCGGAACTGACAGAAATTCAGATCCTCTATCCCGAAAGGTTTAGCTCTGATGGATATCACCCGTAATGAGCACCTGGTTATGCCTGACAACCATAGCCAGGCAGATGCGGATTGGATTAGGCAGCAATTATTAACCCTGACGCCAGCAGTACGGCCAAAAGCCATTCAGCGCTATGCAGCTGTGTATCAGGAAACGTTTGAAGCTGAGCCCGTATCATACCGCAAGGAGAACCGGGCAAGGCACGAAGCAAACACACGGCTTCGCCTGTTCGTGAGGAATCACGGCAGGGCATTGCAGGGGTATACCGCCGAACCGCCCCTGGCTGGAACGCAAGCGCGTTCTTGATTGTTCCGGGTTTAAAGGTACCCGAACAGAAGCAGGCTTAAAGGTGCCTGTTCAGGTTGGCAACCAACTGACCCAACTCCTCATTTGTACTAGGTAAGTAGTACGTTTTAATGGGGAAGAGGGAAAGGGGGGTAAGGGGGGATTGGGTGTAGGGGTAGGAATAGGGCCTTTTCCAACAGGAGAGATCCATTGGTTAGGTAGATCTCAGTCTTAAGGGCTGAATCAAAAAAAGCGACCGTATCAGCAAGGTAGTACGAGATCTGAAGGCGCAGAGAAACGAGGAAGGTTCTTCCTGGAAGAGAGAATTTCAGGGGGGGGCTGATTCAGAAGGGAGGCTGGCAACCTTTGGGGAGGCCGCCAGCCATGTGAGGGGAATCCATGAAAACCACATCACAAAATTATTATCTCATCACCGCGGGGGCAGCACAATGCAGCTGACTATCACACCGAATTTTGCACAGGAACGCGCGCTTAACATGTTGCGCCGGGACTGGAAGGCAAACGACACCTTCATGGTGTACTCGCCAACCGGCAGCGGCAAAACGGGGCTGGCCGCTTTCATTGTCGCCGGGTTCGTCAGCCGCGGCATGCGCGTTCTGTTCTGCGCGCCATACACCATCCTGATCGGTCAGACGGCTAATCGCTTTGTTGAATATGGCCTGCCGGGTGATGAGATTGGCTATATCTGGGCGGATCATCCGAACTACGATCCGTCTCTGAAAATCCAGATTGCCAGCGCCGACACGCTTATTCGCCGCGTGTTCCCTGACAACATCGATCTGCTGATTATCGACGAAGCACACCTGCGTAAAAAACGCATCCTGCAGGATATCGAGCGTCTGCGCGCTAAAGGTGTGAAAGTAATCGGCCTGTCAGGTACGCCGTTTTCACCGTTCTTGGGTAAATACTATGACCGGCTTATTAAACCTACCACCATCGGCGAGCTGATCCAGCGCGGGGACCTGAGCAAATACGAGTTCTACGCGCCCACTAAGCCGGATCTGAAAGGCGTCAAATCGGCCCCGTCACTGGAGTTCGGCAGCGATTACAACGAGACGCAGCTGGCCGAGATTATGTGTGGCTCCACGCTGGTGGGCGATATCGTCCAGAACTGGCTGGAGTATGGCCGGGATCTGCCGACAATCGCGTTCTGCGTGAACGTAGCCCACGCCAATTTCCTGACTATCCGGTTTAACCAGGCTGGTGTTAACGCTGAGGTTATGACCGCCGACACCCCGGTGGAAGATCGTCAGACCATCATTCATCGCTTCGAGACTGGTGCCACGAAAATCATCGTGAGCGTGGGCGTCTTGGTGGCCGGGTTCGACAGCGACGTTCGCTGCATCATCTACGCCAGGCCAACCAAAAGCGAAATCCGCTGGCTGCAGGCGCTGGGCCGCGGTCTGCGCACCGCGCCGGGCAAAGAGTTCTGCCTCATCTTCGATCACAGCGGCACCGTACACCGCCTGGGGTATCCGGATTCCATCGAGTATGACGATCTGCCCGGCAAATCAGATGGTATGGAAGAAAGCGCGCGCCGCGCAGCTGAAGAACGCGAAGAGAAGCTGCCACACGAGTGCTCGCAATGTCATTACATGAAACCAGCTGGCGTCTACGTCTGCCCTAAATGCGGCCACAAGCCGCTGGCCGGTGAAGATATTGATACAGACACCGGGCGCAAACTCAAAAAGCTGGGCACCGAGCAGCGCCAGCCCACAAAGGCCGAGAAACAGGCCTGGTGGAGCCAGATCAAATTTTACCAGCGTCAGCGCGAATCTCTGGGCAAAAAGCCGGTAAGCGATGGGTGGTGTAAGCACACTTTTCATGATCGCTTCGGAGAGTGGCCCAACGGCCTGAGCGACTACCCGATGGACATCACCCCAACGGTTTCGAACTTCATCAGGCACAAACAGATCGCCTTTGTGAAAGGGAAGGCTAAACGCCAGCAGGATGTAGCAGCAGAACCTGCGACTTCCCGTATTCGCCACGCGCATAACACGATTAACGAAATCAGGCAGCAGTTAGGGAAACAAGCATGAAGACGGCAGCAGCGGCTAAAGGCCAGTGGGCCATGATTTTTGAACATTATTGGCTTCCGCCGATCACCGGCAAACACCACTTCAAAGGCAAATGCCCGCTATGTGACTCAATTGGTAAGTTCCGTATCGATGATCGTGACGGTGCCGGCACCTGGATCTGTACCTGCGGCAGCGGTGATGGATTAAAACTGGTTACGCAAACCCAGGGCAAACCCTTCAATGAGATCTGCCGTGAAATCGACGAGCTGATCGGCAATACCTTTGCTCGGGAAAAAATACCGGTCACCAGTAACGCTGGCAGCCTGCGCAAAAGGGTGATCAGTAAGTTTTCGAAGCTTGCACCGCTGCGCGGCACGTCCGGCGCTGAGTATCTCAGCTCACGAGGCGTCTACCAGCTCCCGCAGGACGCTATCAGATTCAACGATCATGAGCGCTACGGCGGAAAGGTTTTCCAGAGCCTGTATTCACTCGCAACAGATGACAAGGGCGAGCTTTGCTATCTGCACAGAACCTTGCTGGACGGAAACCGGAAGGCTCAGTTGAAAGATTCATCAGGGGCGAAGCGTCAAAAATCACTTCAGGAAGAAAGTTACCTGGATCACGCCCGTTCGGTGGCGATCCGTATGTTCCCAGTTTCCACCACGCTGGGCATCGCCGAGGGCATCGAAACAGCCCTGTCAGCGCACCAGCTTTACGGGGTCAACACCTGGGCAACCATGACCAGCGGATTTATGAAGAAATTCCGTGTGCCGGCTGGCGTGAAGAACTTCATCATTTTTGCAGACCGTGACGTCAACAGTGCTACCGGTTTAGCGGCTGCTATGGAATGTGCTCATGCCAATTTGATGGCAAAAAACGACCTCGAAAAGGTCAGTATCTACTGGCCGGATAATGGGGATTTTAACGACATGCTCATGAACGGCGATCAGGTTCGTGAAATGGTTTTCTATAAAAAACAGCAGGTGGACGCATGAAACAGTGTGAAATAGATCGCCTCATTGAGTCAAAAACATCGCGCACAAAACAAAAAGGCCTGATTTTTGGCGTGGGTCATTTTGATGTTTCGTTTCCACGATCTATCAGAATCAACGGTAGGCAACATAATCACAGCGCCTACAGCGTGTGGAACAGCATGCTACGCCGCTGCTATGCGCAGCACAAAGTGAAGATGGCGCGAAACTATGCTGGCTGCTCGGTTTGCGACGAATGGTTATATTTCAGCAATTTTCTGACGTTTTACAAAGCTTGGCATCGTGAAAATTACGCCCTCGATAAAGACTTGCTCATGCTTGGAAATAAAGTCTATTCACCAGAGCGATGTGTGTTCGTTCCTCAAGCGCTGAACAATTTCACCTTAGATCGTGCATGTGCTCGCGGTGATTATCCGTTGGGTGTTTGCTGGGATAAGCAGCGAGGTAAGTTTAAGGCGAATATTCGCGTAAATGGCAAGCTACAGCACATCGGGTTATTTGATACAGCTCATGGAGCTCACACCGCGTGGCACAACAAAAAAATGGAACTAGCTATGCAATTGAAGTCGGTCTGCGATGGGCTTCATCCGGCTTTATACAGCGGCTTAATCTTGAAGGTTGAATCTATGAGGAAGTCATCATGAAGTTGGAAGCAGCACTTAAACATTTTAGTCCTCAGGGAATGCATATCAGCGACGACGTAAAAGGAACCTCTCCGGACCGTCTTACCGGCACCGACGTTATGGCGGCGATTGGTACCACCAGCAGCCGTGCGCGTTTCGGCCTGGCTGCATTCTTCGGGAAGGCCGGGATCAGTAAAACAGATGAGCAGCTCGCGGTTCAGGCGCTGGCCCGTTATGCGATGGATTCCGCTCCAAAGAACGTGCGTAAAGCAGCGGAGGCAGAGTTCGGTTGGTGCATGCAGCTTCTGGCGCAATTCGCCTTTGCAGAGTATTCCCGTTCGGCGGCCACCAGCGCGCCGTGTAACAGCTGCAGCGGTACAGGCTTTACGGATCAGCTTGAGGATGTAATCAAGCACCCTGGCATTTTCGATGCAGACGGTGCTGAGGTTGTGGCCCCGAAGATTAAGCGTGAGGTGGTGAAACGTACATGCGGAACATGCGGCGGTAAGGGAGTGATCCATGCCCGCTGTCGTTGCGGAGGTAGAGGCGAAGTGCTCGACCGTGCAGAGACAAAGAAAAAGGGCGTTCCGGTGTTTAAAACCTGTGAGCGATGTTCTGGAAACGGATTTTCATCGGTGCCCTCTACAGCTGCGCATAAAGCGATTCTTAAACGTCTGCCGGATCTGCATGTAAGGACATGGACCCGCAACTGGAAACCTTTTCTCGAGGCGCTGGTGGACGTTTGCAAGCAGGAGGAAGGGAAGGCAGCCAGAGAATTTCAGGCAGCAACATCCCTATGCGAGGAAGGCTACAAAATTTAGCATTTTAACGACATAAATCTTGATTTTGTCCGAAGTTGTTGTGTAAGCTTCAAATTGTGGGATATAACGCCTGCACGGAATCAAGCTATAGAGCCCTGCCAGCATGGCGGGGTTTTTTATTATTAGGTAAATGAAATGTATCTTTTAAGATGCAAGCCACGTACAGTGCGCGGGTGGTGAATCCCCCTCAGCGGTGGGGCGGCTAGGCAAAACGAGTCGGGTTTGTAAACGCGGTTCTGTGGTCTAGCACAGGGTCACCGGGAGGCACCCGGCACCACAACCTCAGTATCATCTCTTCCCAGGGCTACCGATTGGCGGCCTTTTTGTTTTACATGATTCTGGTCTTCATAGTATCGCCGGTCTTTTTCGTTCATACTGAATAAATAAACAGATAAAGTTAGCTTTATTGCAGGAAAGCGATTAGGCTGCGTCTGTGGTGAATCCCCCTAAGCGGTGGGGCGACTAGACTGGGAGGTGAATGACGCGATTCTGTGGTCTAGCATAGAGTCACCGGGAGGCACCCGGCATCACAAATTCAGTATTAATTATTTCTAAGGCCGACTTTGGACGGCCTTAGAAATAGTGCCATTTTTATTAGCAATGCTATATTTGAATTAGCATTCGATAATGCTCTCACGAAATAACTAGAGTGACCTGGGCAACTGCCCACTGTGTATACAACGGCGTTTCTGACCAGCATTCACTGCTGGTCTTTTTTTACCGTCATTAGCTCAACCGGAGAAAGCACGGAGCTTCTACCTCTGTGGTTCGGGGTTCGAATCCTCGATGGCGGACCATTACATCGCTTCACTCATAATTAAGTATTTCTAACACCAGCCTGCAATCAGAATGGTTACTCTCTCTCCTCAGTGAGGGAGGGTGAGGTATGAGAGAAGGTTTTTACTGGATACAGCACAATGGCAGAGTTCAGGTTGCCTACTATACCCATGGAGAAACGGAAGACCTTGAAACGGGTAAGACCGTAACCGGTATCTGGCACCTGACGCAGGGGGATCCCATTTGTGATAATGGTGAAGCAGAAGTTCTGGAAGGTCCTCTTACGCCATCATGAGATCGTTAGTCGTTTCGGAATTTGATGAAGGTAGTCGTTATTCGAATGCGTTCCCTGCAAATAGAGTTTAGGCGAATTTGGAATAACGCTCTTATTAACTGGCATCATTGCACTCCTGTAACCATACTTAGTTTTTTGCTTACGTCTGAAAGGAGCGAACTATGCCAATTAACCATGCTGAATGCATCGAGGCCTGCTATAAATGCGCGACTGCCTGTGATTATTGTGCTGCTTCATGTCTGAAAGAAGAACAAGTGGATATGATGCGTGAGTGCATAAGACTCGATATGCAGTGTGCGAATATTTGTCGGCTCGCAGCGCAATTTATGACCTTTGATAGTGAATTTGCCAGATCGCTATGCCGGGTCTGTGCAGAAGTCTGTCAGAAATGCGGTGAAGAATGTGGGAAGCACGAAGCAGAACATTGTCAGAAATGCTCTGAAGCTTGCCTTCGTTGCGCAGAAGCGTGCCGCTCGATGGCTTAATGGAGCTTGCTTCCGGTTTTCTGTTGGAGCATTGACACTCTCGAATTCTGACAAATTTTTGCTATGGTTATGAATCAGGTGAATCCCCCTGTGCGGCGGGGCAATCCAGTTAACTGCTAAGTGCAGATATGCTTGCGGCTCGTATAACTGGTAACGAGTCACCGGGAGGCACCCGGCACCTGTCTTAGTATCCATACCTGAGTAAAATATTGCCTGCTTACAAAGCAGGCTTTTTTTATTCGCGCTTCGTACGCGGTGCTATCATTTAATTGTGAACCAAGCCATAACCATTAACCGGACATCCTGACCGGTCAGTGACACTGCTCGACACAGCTGTTATAGGGATGATGGCAAGGTAACACGACTACCTACTTAAATTGTCTACTCAGTTAGGCCTGCCGAAAAGCGGGCCTTTTTTTATTTCAGGCTCCCGGAACCCCATCAAAGGTCTCGTCGTTAATTCATCCGGAGAGCCTGAACCCTACCAACAAAGCACCCGCGTAAAGCGAGGTGAGAGATATGTCCCGTATGAGCAAACTTATCACCGGAGTCGCCCTCGGCACCTCAGGAGGAACCATCCTGAACGGCGTCCTCACAAAACTGAGTCCTGACGAATGGAGCGCGATAGGCGTACTGGCTGGTATTGCCGGGATAATCGTTACGGGGCTCATCAACTGGTATTTCAAACGCAAGGTCGCCAATGCGCAGGTTAAGGCGCTGGAAAAATATGGCCCGGCGGTGAAAGTTGGAGAAGACTGATATGCCGATGACCATTAGCTTTCGCAATAAACTGATCGCAGCAGCTGGTGGAGGTGCAATGCTGATTGCCTCGCTGTTTCTCGGTGGGAAGGATGGCGTCGAAGGGCGGAAATATGAAGCCTATAAAGACGTCGCCGGGGTGTGGACTGTCTGCGACGGCCATACAGGCCGGGATATCGTGAGAGGGAAGAAGTATACCGATCGCGAGTGTGACCAGTTGCTGTGGAAAGACCTTCAGCCAGCCAAGCGTACGGTAGACAATCTGGTGACGGTGCCGCTGGGCGAATATCAGCGCGCCGCACTTTATAGCTTTGTCTTCAACGTTGGATCTGATGCGTTTTCGAAGTCTACGCTGCTACGCAAGCTGAACAAAGGTGATCACGACGGCGCGTGCGAAGAGATGCGGCGCTGGGTTTACGCTGGTGGCATGAAGTGGAAAGGCCTCCAGAACCGGCGAGAGATGGAGCGATCGATGTGCCTGGCGGAGAGCAAATATGACCTTTAGCCTTCGAACGATTCTGCTGATCGTTCTCGTGGCCGTCCTGCTGGCAGGTGGCTATGGCGAGCTACGTTACCGGAATGGCTGGTACGCCCACGCTGACCACATCAACGCCCTGGCCGCCGATAGCCGCGCCAAAGCAGAGAAGGCGATACAGCCTGTTGAGCAGAAGGCCGCGAAGGCCAGCGATGAAGGCAGGATCATCTACCGAACCATAACCCGCGATGTGGTGAAATATGTCCAGGATCCGAATCGTACCGTTTGTGATTTTGATGATGAGTCTGTCCGGTTGCGGCAACAGGCTATCGACGCTGCCAACTCCATCAGCGGATTTGATGCAGTACCCGTGCAAGGGAAGTGATGCTGGCGCCAACAGCGATGAAGATCTGCAAGCTGATGTTGAAACCGCCCAATGCCTTCGCCAGTTGCGGCTCAATACGTATCGCTGGCAGGCCTGGTATAAAGCGCTACTTTAAAGTGAATGCCGGGCAGCTGTAACCACCCGGCCTGTGCTTACTACTGCAGTTCCTTATCTTTTAGCTGTTCAACGTAAAAGTCATAGCGTTGAAGGAACCACAGCCGGCAGTCTTCATCCATGTTGCCGGTTAATGCATCCGTGCAGAGATGTCGGCCTTGCAAGTGCATCCGGGCAAAGCTAGAGGCAAGAAAATCTAAATCCCGGGAAGACACGACACCTTTCTCACTTACTAACTGCATACATTCCTCCTCTGTTTGATGAAACAAAAAGAAAAATGCGTTTGTTACAAGTATGGCTCAAAAAAGCGTATACGCGATCATTCCGACCTCAGAGGCAGGCTGAAACCGTCCCCAGTCAACTGACCGACCTGTAAGCGTATAACAAATCATGTAGGCGCACTGCCAGAAGGAGCCAGGCAAATGAATCACTAGAGCGGCCAGACCGCAGAAGCCGAAAGGCGGCAATAGCAGGATCATGATCTGCGCCCGAGTTACCACGTAGAAAGCCAGCTTTGCATCTGGTAAGGGTTAATAAGAAAAGAAGCTCCGGTAACGCAGAGTGAACGCCAGCCACGTACTGGTTATAGCCAACGGGGAGCAGAGACGAACCGGGGGTAATGAACTCAAGGGCATGAGCATGGCCACTCCGGGAAGTGGCAGCCATTACAAAGTTCATCTGCTGGTGGGCTTGATAATGGGTATCACTTTGCGTGAATGTATTTCACGCCCAATTGCGGGCATCAGATGAGATTGTTCTTTGTATTGACTCAGGTCAGGGTTAGTGCTTTTGTCGGGCATATACTTAATTGAATGTGTTTCTAATTCCTTTAGGTTTAGACGTCGATGTTAAGCATTTGTCTCAAGGTGGTTTATAGCTTGGCTTTAGTGGTCCTGCTAATCACTGCATTAGAGCGGTATCTGCTGGAAACCGCGCATATAGACATATTCAGGGAAGGCGTCAGGGAGGTAATTGAAGTATTCCATCCGTAGATAATCGCAACAGAGTTGAATTGATTAACTTTGTAAGCCGCCTCCGGGCGGTTTTTTTATGGCCACCACCATGGGTAGGCCCATCGTAATGGCTATAGCGGATAAACTTAAAATATGCCCTGTAGGGGATAAAGCACAGCCTCGCTCGCGCGGGGCTTTTTATTGGAGCCAACAATATGCCAGCAGCTATCCCGCGCGCCTGCCGTAAACGCGGGTGCTCCGGCACTACCACAGACCGTTCCGGCTACTGCGAAGCGCACCGTAACGAAGGGTGGCAGCAGCACCAGCGAGGACTGAGCCGCCACCAGCGCGGCTATGGCAGCAAGTGGGATATCATCCGCGCCCGCATCCTTAAACGTGATCGTCACATTTGCCAGGCGTGCCTGCGCAACGGCAGACCTCGCCCGGCTGAAACCGTCGACCACATCATCCCGAAAGCTCACGGCGGCACTGACGAAGACAGCAATCTTGTTGCGATCTGCTTCAAGTGCCATAAGGCCAAAACCGCGCGGGATCGTTTAAACCGAAACTGACTCTTACAGGTGAAAGCATGACTGATTCATTAATTGACTCAGGGCGCGCGCACGTCGGCCCTAAGGCATTGCGACCAGCTTGCTCTGTTGAGGGATGTGGGTTGCCAACAAGAGCCAACAACACGCCGTATTGCGAAAAACATTACATGCGTGTTCGCCGTCATGGTTCAACGTATAAGCTCAGCACAAGGAAGGCTGGCAAGCTTGAACACTCAGGCGGGTACCTTCTGGTATATGCGCCTGATCACCCGCTGGCGGGTGGCAGTAGTCGTGTCTACGAGCACCGTAAGGTTTATTACGACGCGCACGGCGCTGGGCCATTCAGGTGCCATTGGTGTAGTAAGGTTGTTGATTGGGATAACTTGCACATCGATCATCTTGATGACTGTAAGACCAATAACGAGCCATTAAACCTTGTCGCCAGTTGCGCCGTATGTAATCAGCAGCGCGGCCGCGAGAAGATGGTGAAGACGATGCGGGATAAATCTCATCGACGTTATACAGCTCATGGCAAGACGATGTGCCTGAATGAATGGGCTGACTATCTTGGTATTTCACGCAACTCGATTGAGTACCGAATCAAAGCAGGCTGGGATATCAGCAGGGTGTTCAGCCCTCGCATCGGGAACAGCGGGCCACCGAGCAGAAAGCTTGCCAGGGCGGTACATGACAGCGTCAAGTGAGAATCAATACCGATAAATGATTTCAAATGCAATCATTTCAAAGTTAATGATATCAATTTTCATCAACAGGGGAGGGCGGGTAGAAAGTTCAGGGGCCTGGCCCTTAAGGACCGCCGCCTAACCCTTTCTCGCATCGCCGCAGGTTAGAAAACTTTTTTATGGGGTCCCCCATCCGATGATTAATAGGAGTTTTCGATTATGTCAGGACCACCGAAAACCCCGACCCATCTGCGTCTGGTGAGGGGTAACCCATCAAAACGCCCGATCAATAGAGACGAGCCGCAACCCCCGGCAGGGGTACCCCCAACTCCGAAGCATTTCGACAAGCAGGCGAAGTATTGGTTTAAGCGAATGGCTGAAGAGCTTGATGCCGTCGGTGTCGTTTCTCAGTTGGACGCCCGTGCACTCGAACTGTTGGTCGAGGCTTACACCGAGTACCGGCATCACTGCGACACGCTGGAGATCGAGGGGTATACGTACCGGACTGAAACGCAGACCGGGGATGTGCTGATTAAGGCGCACCCGGCGGCAATCATGAAGGCTGATGCCTGGAAGCGTCTCCGCGCCATGCTGGCCGAATTCGGCATGACGCCTGCCAGCCGGTCAAAGGTCAGCACCAAAACGCCGGATGCGGTTGATCCGCTGGCTGAGTTCATGAAAGCGAGGGATTAATGGCCAAGGTTGCAGAAGGTATCCGCTACGCCGAGCGCGTCGTGGCGGGGGAGATTATTGCCTGTGAGTATGTCCGGCTGGCATGCCAGCGTTTTCTGGACGATCTGAAAAACGGCGAGGCGCGTGGGATCTTCTTCAGCGAACCCCGGGCGCAGCACATCCTGAATTTTTACAAATTTATACCCCACGTTAAGGGGGCGCAGGCCGGTCAGCCCATCGACCTGATGGACTGGCATATTTTCATTCTCATCAATATCTATGGGTTTGTGATCCCGCTGGTGAATGAGGAGACTGGCGACGTGGTGCTGCGCAACGATGGCAGCGGCCGCCCGGTGATGGTGCGGCGGTTCCGCACCGCTTACAACGAGGTGGCGCGTAAGAACGCCAAATCCACACTTTCATCTGGTGTCGGCCTGTATATGGCTGGTGCAGATGGCGAGGGCGGCGCTGAGGTTTATTCGGCGGCCACAACCCGAGACCAGGCGCGTATCGTGTTTGAAGATGCCAAGAACATGGTGAAGAAAGCGAAAGCGACACTGGGCCGCCTGTTTGAGTTCAACAAGCTGGCGATCTACCAGGAGCAGAGCGCGTCGAAGTTCGAGCCCCTTTCCAGCGACGCGAACAACCTGGACGGCCTGAACATCCACTGCGGCATTGTCGACGAGCTGCACGCCCATAAAACCCGTGACGTCTGGGACGTGCTGGAGACAGCAACCGGTGCGCGCCTGCAGTCGCTGCTGTTCGGCATTACCACCGCCGGCTTTAATAAAGAAGGCATCTGCTATGAGCTGCGCGATTATGCCATCAAGGTACTGCGCGGTTTCAACAGCGATGTGGAAGGAGCGGTTAAGGACGATACCTTCTTTGCCATCATCTACACCCTGGACGAAGGCGACGACCCTTTTGATGAAACGGTCTGGCAGAAGGCGAATCCGGGCCTCGGCATCTGCAAGCGCTGGGACGATCTGCGTCGCCTGGCGAAGAAGGCCAAAGAGCAGGTGTCCGCCCGCGTTAACTTTTTCACCAAACACATGAATATCTGGGTTACGGCGGAGTCTTCCTGGATGGACATGCTGAAGTGGGAAAAATGCGAACTCATCGCGCCGGCGCATGAACTGAAAACCTATCCGCTCTGGGTGGGGGTCGATCTGGCGAACAAAATCGATATCTGCGCCGCGGTAAAAGCCTGGCGTTCTCCCGACGGGCACGTTCACACCGACTTTAAATTCTGGCTGCCGGAAGGGCGGCTTGAGAAGTGTTCCCGGCAGATGGCCGAGCTCTACCGCAAATGGGCGGAACTGGACAAGCTCATCCTGACCGACGGGGATGTGATAGACCACGCGCAGATCAAGGAAGAACTTCAGGCGTGGGTGGCCGGTGAAAGTCTGAAAGAAATCGGTTTTGACCCGTGGAGTGCCACGCAGTTCAGCCTGGCGCTTGCCGAGGAAGGCCTGCCTCTGGTGGAGGTTCCACAGACGGTCCGCAACTTCTCCGAAGCCATGAAGGAAGTCGAGGCGCTGGTTTACGGTGGACGGCTCCATCACAGCAATCACCCGGCGATGAACTGGATGATGTCGAATGTGACGGTTCGGCCGGATCGTAATGACAATATCTTCCCCAACAAATCGACCCCGGAAGCCAAGATTGACGGCCCGGCGGCGCTGTTTACCGCAATGAGCCGTCTGCTTGTTAACGGTGGCAACGACCAGCAGGACCTGAGTGGATTCTTTGACAACCCCATCATGGTAGGTTTCTGATGAAGAAAAGTAAGCAGCCGGGCAAGGTAAAAAGCGCCTTGCTCAACTGGCTGGGCGTGCCCATCAGCCTGACTACCGGAACGTTCTGGCAGGAGTGGTATGGCACGAGCAGCAGCGGCAAGGTGGTCACGGCAGATAAGGCGATCCAACTTTCGGCCGTCTGGGCCTGCGTCCGGCTTCTGAGCGAGTCGGTGTCCACGCTGCCGGTTAAGATTTACACCCGACAGGCTGATGGCTCGCGCAAGCTGGCGCAGAACCATCCGGTATACCAGGTGCTTTGTCGCCGTCCCAATCTGGAAATGACGCCGTCGCGCTTTATGTTGATGGTGGTGGCCAGCATCTGCCTGCGCGGAAATGCCTTTGTCGAGAAGCTGTTTATCGGCAATAAGCTGGTGTCGCTGGTGCCACTGCTGCCCCAGAACATGGTGGTGAAGCGGCTTGATACCGGGCGGCTGGAATACACGTACACCGAGGATGGCAAGAAACGCGTTATCTCCGAAAAGAACCTGATGCACATCCGTGGGTTCGGCCTCGATGGTGTCTGCGGCATGATGCCGATGAGGACGGGTCGGGATGTAATCGGCTCCGCGATGGCGGTTGAAGAATCTGCTGCAAAGATTTTTGAACAGGGCCTGCAAAGCTCCGGGTTTCTCTCATCGGACAATGCGCTGGACGAAGATCAGCGGGAAAGACTTCGCGGTTATATGGCGAAGTTTACCGGTTCCAAAAACGCCGGAAAAATCATGGTGCTTGAGGGCGGCCTGAAATATCAGGGGGTCACCATGAACCCTGAAGATGCTCAGATGCTGGAAAGTCGCTCATTCAGTATTGAGGAAATTTGCCGCTGGTTCCGCGTGCCGCCGTTTATGGTCGGGCATACATCAAAGCAAAGCAGCTGGGCGTCGAGCCTCGAGGGAATGAACCTCCAGTTCCTGACGCATACGCTGCGCCCGCTGCTGGTGAATATTGAGCAGGAGATCTCCCGCTGCCTGCTGAACGGTGAGGAGGACCTCTTTGCCGAGTTCTCAGTAGAAGGCCTGCTGCGCGCAGACAGCGCTGGCCGGGCGGCGTACTACACCAGTGCGCTGCAGAACGGCTGGATGTCCCGCAACGACGTGCGCCGTCTGGAGAATATGCCACCTATCGAGGGCGGCGATATTTACACGGTGCAGCTCAACCTGACCCCACTCGATGATCTTAAGCAGAACAGCCAGGCTGCACAGGCATTCGCGCTGCGGCAGGTCCATAACCACGTATTCCCTGATATTCCCTTCGAACAGTCACCGCTGAAGAAAGCGGCTTAGGAGCATCCATGACCATTAAAAGCCTTCCGGCTGCGCCGGAGGGGCGGCCTTTTGCGCGCGAAAAACCTGATCTGCCGGCTGCGGCAATGGAGCGCTGGAACGGTGGCATCCGCGCCGCCCGCGAAGGTGACAACAGCATTTCCATTTTCGACGTGATCGGCGCTGATTACTGGGGAGAAGGTGTAACGGCCAGCCGCATTGCGGGTGCGTTGCGCTCGCTCGGTGGTGCTGACGTGACGGTTAACATCAACAGCCCCGGCGGCGACATGTTCGAGGGGCTGGCCATATACAACCTGCTGCGAGAATACGACGGCAAAGTAACCGTGAAGGTGCTTGGCCTGGCGGCATCGGCAGCATCGATTATCGCGATGGCCGGTGATGACGTGCAGATCGGACGAGGCGCTTTCCTGATGATCCATAACTGCTGGGTCTATGCCATGGGCAATCGCCACGACCTGGCGCAGATCGCTACGGATATGGAGCCGTTTGATAAAGCGATGAGCGATATCTACCAGGCGCGCAGCGGTCTTGATGCCGACACCGTCGATGCAATGATGGACGGCGAAACCTATATCGGCGGCAGCGAAGCGGTGGAAAAGGGCTTTGCTGACAGCCTCCTCTCAGCTGATGAAATTGCTGACGACGACGACAGCCCGGCAGCGGCGCTGCGCAAAATTGATGCCCTGCTGGCCAAAACCAGTACGCCGCGATCGGAGCGGCGAAAACTCCTTAAAGCCTTATCCGGCAGCAAGCCAGGCGCTGCTGCCACCCCTGAAGGTACGCCGGGCGCTACCGAAGAAATCAACCCTGACAATATCAAACAACTTGAAGACGCCCTGGCGGCGTTCGGCCAATAAGGAAAGACCATGTCTGAAGTTAACGAATTACTGAAAAAAGTTTCTGCGAAGCTGGAAGAAGTTTCCGGCACTTTCAGCCAAAAAGCCGAGGACGCGCTGAAGGAGGCTAAAAGCTCTGGTCAGCTGTCTGCGCAAACCAAAGAGGCAGTGGATAAAATTGCCACTGAACACAATGCGCTGAACGATGCGCTTAAGTCGCTGAAATCTTCAGTAGGTGAAATTGAGCAGCAGGTAGCTCAGATGCCGCTGGCCAGCGCTGCAAAAATTATCGAGACCGTCGGCCAGACCGTTATCAGCAGTGAAGCGCTAAAAGCTTTCGCGGCAAGCGTTGAAGGCGGCAAGCGCGTCAGCGTTCCGGTTAATGCTGCGTTGATCTCCACTGACGTGGCAACCGGCGTGGTCGAGCCGCAGCGCCTGCCGGGTATTGATACCGCGCCGAAGCAGCGCCTCTTCATTCGGGATCTGATTGCTCCGGGCCGCACCTCGGCGCCAGCCATCTTCTGGGTGCAGCAGACCGGATTCACCAATGCGGCGAAAGTTGTGCCGGAAGGTACCGCCAAACCGTACAGTGATATTCAGTTCGCCACGCAGATCACTCCGGTGACCACCATCGCGCACATGTTCAAGGCGTCCAAACAGATCCTGGATGATTTTGCACAGTTGCAGTCCACTATCGACGCTGAAATGCGTTACGGCCTGAAATATGTCGAAGAGCAGGAGATTCTCTTCGGCGATGGTACCGGCGCGCACCTGAAAGGCATCGTCCCTCAGGCATCTGCTTATGACGCTGCCTTTACCGTTGAGCAGCAGAACGGCATCGATGATCTCCGCCTCGCAATGCTGCAGGCGCAGCTGGCGCGCTTCCCGGCTTCCGGCCACGTCCTGCACTTCATCGACTGGGCGAAGATTGAACTCACCAAGGATACGCTGGGCCGCTATATCCTGGCGAACCCGGCGGCCCTGACCGGGCCAACCCTGTGGGGCCTGCCAGTGGTGGCGACCGAAGCTGCCGCATTCCAGGGCAAGTTCCTTACCGGTGCATTCAACGCCGCTGCCCAGCTGTTCGACCGTGAAGATGCCAACGTGGTGATCTCCACTGAGAACGCCGACGACTTCGAGAAAAACATGATCTCGATTCGCTGCGAAGAGCGCCTGGCGCTGGCGGTGAAACGCCCGGAAGCTTTCATCTACGGATCCTTCACTGCACCTGCTGCTGGTGGCGGTGCGTAATCCTTAACGGCGGCCTGCGGGCCGCTTTTCTTTTTCCTTAAAGGAGACAGCCATGAAGCTGATCGCTATCAAGCCCATCTACTTTGAAGGCAACGTGCTTACCGAAGGCACCGAGTTCGAGACGCTGGAGCAGCACGGCCGCGAGCTTGTAAACCGCGGTTACGCCGAAGAGCCCGGCGCCAGGAAGCCGGATCCGGAAAAAGATCCTGAGCCGAAAGGCAAGGGTAAAGGCAAGTAAGGGGCGCGCATGCTGACTAAAGAGCAGGTGAAGCATCACTGCAATATCGAACAGGATTTCACGGAGGACGACGCCTGGATCGATACGGGCATAAAAGCCGCGGAGCGCTATGTTGAAAAATGGACCCGCCGTCGGCTTTATGAAAAGGCTGATGATCCGCTTTATATGGCCGATCCAGACGCGCTGCTTTATGGCGAAGATATCGAAATGGCTATGTTGATGCTGATTGCCCACTGGTACACCAACCGTGAAACGGTCAGCACCGGCAGCACGACATCTGCGCTGGCTTTCTCTACTGAAGCACTCCTTCAACCCTACCGGATTTATGGCGTATGAAAGCGGGACGACTACGACACCGAGTTACGTTACAAAAGCCAGCGTCTGGGCGCCTGCCTTCCGGGCAGCCTGCCACTGGCTGGGTGGATGTGGCTTCAGTGCGTGCTGAGGTCGCGGACGTGTCCGGCCGGGAGATGATGGACGGCGGCGCAGAGTTGAGCAGCACCACAACCCGGATCTGGATGCGTCGTTATCCCGGCATTCCGGTATCCACAGGCTGGCGCGCCGTTCATCTGCCGCCTACCGGAGATGTTGAGATATATGACATTAAGTCGGCTATCTCAGCAGAGAACGGCACCAGGCTGGAATTACTTTGCGAGAAGGGGATGAGACAGTGATTTCAACGAGTCTTGATTTCTCAGGTCTGGCCGATATCGCGAAGGATCTGGAGGCGCTCAGCAGAGCCGAAAATAACAAGGTTCTGCGCGATGCCACCCGAGCCGGCGCCGAGGTCCTGAAAGAAGAGGTTAAAAATCGCGCCCCTGAACGAACTGGGAAACTGAAAAAAAACGTGGTTGTGGTGACCCAGAAAGGGCGCCGCCGGGGTGAAATTTCCTCTGGCGTCCATATTCGTGGTCGCAATATGCGCACCAACAACAGCGATAACAGCATGAAGGCGTCCGACCCGCGCAATGCCTTTTACTGGCGCTTCGTGGAACTCGGTACGTCGAATATGCCTGCGCACCCCTTCGTTCGCCCGGCATTCGATACCCGCCAGGAAGAGGCGACACGGGTAGCCATGGCCCGTATGAACCAGTCCATTGATGAGGTACTGGCGAAATGACCGAAGCCGATATTTATCAGCGTCTCAGCGCCCTGGCAGAGGGTAACGTTTTTCCTTACGTGGCGCCGCTGGGTAC